GTTAATGAACTATTAGAAAAGGATGTTCCTCTTAAAGCAATTGTATTATATGTTGGAGCACTTGAAGCAGAATTTCCTCCAATGAAATCAATAGTGGAAGTGTTTTGAGTAGTATATTCATCTGAAGGTATCTCATAATAACTTGGATTTCCTCCACCACCACCTGCTCTTATAGTAAGAGCAGTAATGCCTAAATCAGTTACAGGGATAGTTGCAGAAACGTATCCGCCTCCACCACCGGCACCACTGGTTCCAAAATAACAAGAACCAGAAGCTCCTCCACCACCCCATACCTGTGCAGTAATGTTAGAAACCCCGGCAGGAACAAGAAAATTACTTTCCACGAAAGGGATTACCGTAGTAAATGGTTTAGCATTTGCTGTAGTATTAAATTCGTTAGTCAAGAAAGTTCCACCGCCAGTGAATAGCATTTGAATGATGGACATAATTATAATCCCACTCCAGAAATTAAAAATGTATTAGTAAATCCACCACCAGCGGGTTGTCGGTCAACACATAATAAAGTGGCAATACCATTTCTCGATAAGTTTCTATTTGATGATGTATTACTATTTTGAGCACCCAAAATAAGTGTAGATCCTCCAGCCTGAATACTAATGGTGACAGTATTTCTGTTTACGATTGTAACTGCATCTCCAACTTGGAAATCTCCATTCTGTATCGCAATATTACTAAGAACTATTCTACATTTACCAACGTCTGCTGATGTAATATTTGTAGGAGTTACTTCTGGTATTGGATCTCTTGGCGGAATTGCTCTGAAATTGCCATTTAAATCTGATAATGTTCTAGTTGATGGACTATATTTCAATCCTCCAGCATACATTGTTGCCGCAATAGCAACTCCACCAACTGCAGCATCTACTTCGTCCGTAGGAACTCCAGGTAAATAGAATTCTCTAGTATCTGTGAGAGGATCAACTGCCGTGATAGCAATACCAGTTGTTCCTCCAATAGCAGAAAGAGAAAATTCTGACCAACTTATACCAATTCCGGTATCGTTAAAATATGAACTTCCAGTTGCAACTAAAACTTGAGCCTCAGAACCTATAAATCCACCACCAAATTGACCAAATGGTGAAAGTGCTCCAATTGTTAAAATTCCAACCTGCCCAAAAGGAGTGCCATCAGTAGTCCCTACTGATAAATTTGTAATTCTTGCATCATTGATAGTTGCAATACCAATACTTACAACCCCAATCGTTGCAATTCCAGTTGTAGGAACAATTAAATTCTGTATTGAACCAAATCCAATTGTGGCAAAACCTATAGATGCAGAAGTAATAGTTGCATATCCAATTGTTGCAATTCCAGAAGGTAAATTTAAATTATTAACATCAAGATTCGGAACAGTTGCAACTCCACTCACATAAAGATCAGTTAGAGTTGATAGACCACTAACTCTTAACCTTTGCAATACTCCTACTTCCTCTAAGAAAGAAGTTGTAACAGAAGTTCCAACTGTTGATATACTTAGAACAGTATTTCCGTCTATTTTATATACCTTATCAATGGGGAAAATATTAATGTTTTCTGTCGATCTTAAAGAATCTGATGAGTAATTATAAGTAAATTTTTTCTGAATTGTTCCAATACCAATTTCAATACCCGCATCATCCAATAAAACATTATCAGTAGAAATTGTAGTCGCAATTCCAACTCTAGCATCGGCAATCATAACGACGGTAGAATAGATCTGAGTAGTTCCACCATCTACATAAAGATCTCCCTTGATTCTTACGATTCCAGTGTCATCTCCAACTACTGCAGGATCTATAATAATTTCTTGAGGACCGCTTATAATTCCAGTTGTTGAGAAACCTAAAGCACCAATAAAGACACCATCTAGAGTAGTTTCTAATTTCTTAACATTATCATAGTATAGTTCTACTGAACCATTAGTTGTAAAGACTGCATAATTTTCTGTTAATGAAGTATCTTTAAATTCAATATTATCTCCAACAATCACCAAATTTCCTGCTGGATTATTTTCAAGTATATAACTATTGTTTGTTACAGGATCGTGGTATATTGAAAGATCACTTGAAACGCCAACAGTTATTTTAGAATAATCTGGAAGAGACAATGTTCCTGCAATTCCAGTATTTCCATAAACATAAAGTCTATATTGATCATCTATAGCAGTTGTTCCAATACCAACAGATGTGACAGAAGAATATGCACCTACATATACCTCTCCCTTTTGTGGTGCAATATTAATATCTCCAGTATCAAGATTTGCAGTTAATACATTGTATTCTGAAGTAGAACCTATACCGATTGGAACTCCTTTTACGGTGAAAGAACTATAGTCTCCTGGAATATTTGGATCAACTGCAAGTTCATCTCTTCTACGAGTATCAATACGAACTAGTCCACCAACTCGACTCGTATCTACAACACCAACCTGAGAAACGTTTGCTGCCAAACTAACTAACAATCCATCAACTTCAGTAAATAATCCAGAAGTAACAGTATTTGCCAGTCCAGAAAATGTCATTCCAGAATCTGTACTAGAACGAGAACCTGGAAGATCTCCAATTAAAATATTACTTGCTTCTTTATCTGTGATTAAATGAATTTCAGAAAGAGGGAGGGTGGTTCCAATTCCAATCTTTCCATCATTCTTTAAATTAAAATAAGGGATTCGTGGAGGATCATTCTGATCAGCAATATCTTTATTATCAATTAAAAGAACATCACCAGTTCCTTTCTGTAAAATCCTAACAGCAGGGAAAGGATCTCTTGAAATAATATGAACTCTTGCACCTATTGCCTGAGAAGTTCCAATACCAACAGTTCCTGTCTCGTTGTCAACATTAAAGAAGACATCTTGCACTATTGCTGGTAGTGGATCTGGTGGGGCAGTTTCTGGAACAAGTTGTTGTTCCAATAACATAGCAAGATATTCTTCTTCATTCATAATTTAATTCCTTAAAATGACAACCATTGATTTGGGTGAGGCAGCGTCTGATGATATAATTTATATTCTTCTTTTAAACAGAGTTTAATGTCACCTGCTATTACATATCTATCAGTTAAATTATCCTTCTTTAAAGTTGAGTGAATTAATTTACTGGGAAATATAACAACCGTTCCTTCGTGAGGAGTAATTGTATAATAATCACAGTTGTATCGATTAAACTTTCTAATCAAATTATATTTATTACTGGTTTCAAAGAGAGCATCTGAAACCTCATTCAAGTTTTCTTTGTTATGAACACAGAATTTATCTGAAGATTCATCTGAAGAAAAATAATAACAAAAAGAAATATCAGAAGCATTATGAGTATGTGGTTTTAGTTGTGGTATATCTTTGTTATGATATCCAATCCAAGATTTAGTAATATGAAAACTTAATTTATGGGAATCAACTTCCATCAAATCAAGATACTTAATAACAGATCTTTTTAATGACTCAAAGAAAAACTTATAGTTTGGATTTAAATGAAGGGCAGATCTCCCAGAATTTTCAGGAGTCTCATTTTCATATCCATTAAACCAAAGAGTTTTAAGTTCTTCAAAGTATTTGGTTTTAAATTCTTGATGAACGTCTATTTCGTCTTGAGCAACAACTATGGGAAAAACTTCGTGGACCTTCATATATTAAGTGTTAATATTATATTCACCATTATCTCCTGGATATTCATCAGGTGTCAATCCTTTATACTCAGGAATTAACTTATCGCCATCAATTCTTTCTGCATAGATTGTGTAGAAACAATCGATTGGCAAACCGCCATTTGATTGGAGATAAACTTTTTCATTATCCCAACTCTTTACGATTACACTTTGGTGAGAACCAATTGGAGTCAATGTAACAGTGATATTTTTAATATCTACAAAATCTTTCCAATAATCTGGAAGATCGATTGTAGTTTTATTTTTAACTCTACCACGAATATAAACATCATTGGAAGGACTTTCTGGACAAGTGTGTCTTAATCTCCAACCTTGTTTTGATGGGTGAGGAATGTCAAAGTTTTTCTTATTAGATAAACGATGCCCACCACAATGAGAAACAACATCCCCCTGTGCTCTAATATTTCCCCCCGCGAAAATATTAGTTCCTGCAGTAATATTTCTGGAAACGTCCAAATGATTAAAAATCGCAGCATTTCCTTTGACTGCAAGGGAGTATGGGGAATTATTGACTCCCCCACAAGCAGCTAAATTTCCAGGAATTACGCAAGGAGGTGAATCTCTATTCTTATTTGGGCCAATCATTACAGTTGCCCAAATAGAAGGAAATGCCGTAGCGTTTCCAAAAATAGCGGGCCCTTCAGCAAACATAGATCCACGAATTTCTGCCGGACCTCTTCCTAAAATTTCAGGTTTTCCAAATCCAAGGAAAAATCTTTTTCCTATAGCAATATCATCGAAAGAAAATGCCATTTCTATATTAAACTACAAAGTTTCCTTTATTATGTATCTTTGCAATTTTGGATGGATATTTGGATTTTTTAATTTTACAAGCTCCTGTAGCACAATCGGCTAGACCTGCATAAATGTCCATAGAAGCATCTGCTACTATTTGCATCGATCCAGAAGAAAAGAACTTACACACTGAGTCTGCATTCAATCTAATATTCTTAGAGTTTAATGTAATATCTTCGTTAGACTCTAAAAGAATTGTTCCAGTTTTATTACTACCACCTTTAGCAATCAATTGTATATTTTCAGCATCAAGTTTAATTCTTCCATTTTTTGCTTTTAAAACAATATCACCATTAATTGCTTCAAAATAAATTGAATTTGAATTATATGGAATATCATCACCTGCCTTAACATTAAATGCTCCAGGGCATCTAAGGATCGTCCATCCAGTTCTATGAGCATCTGCATCCATTGTCATATAATGACGATAATCATATCCACTTCTTACCATATAAGCAGAAAGGACATTATCGTTATGAATATGCCCTCTCTTAGTCTCACTATCTTTAGTGCCCTTTCTATGAGCGTGATAATTTTTCTTTTCTGCCATTAGAATTTACCTACACAATCAATAACTGAAATTACTTTCTCTCCCAAGGAAGGACTCATAACATCAATATTATCTCCAACTCTATTTACCTTGAATACTGGAACCAATTCTGCATTATAACCAGTCTCAGTTTCAATGAAAATTTCAGGCATCTCAGTAAATCCTTCCGCACCTCTTATAATATTAACTCCAAGTAAGGCTCCAACATCATTAAAAATTGGTTCTAAAATTGCACCTAGATTTGGTTCCATAACAATCTTATCTTCTGGGCTATACTCAAATCCAGAATTTTTTACATAAACTTCTTCAAGTTCCAATATCACAGGATACTGTCCATTAGATAATGTAGGAGATTCTGGTATGATAGAGGTCTGAATTCCAACAGGAGCAGTAATTGTTCCTGAGTTGGAAACAGTATATGGAGAACCTCCGGGAATAACTTCCAGAATATTTCCATTTGCATCAGAAATAGTTTCCGAAGATCCTATTGGAAGATTGACTGTATCTCCTGGATTTAAATTAATAGTTTGACCTGGGTCATAAGGTCTATCATAATCTAAAGTCGATCTCCTCACCTCTGTTTGATCTTTTGTTTTCCATATTCTTCCTTCCCCACCAGTATCACCATCGGGAGCAGGTAAATATCCAGTTCCAGGATCTATAATAATAACCCTTGCTATTCCCCCTGCAGATGGAGTCTGAGAATTTACAGCAATCCCAGATGCTGGACCTTCAACTTTATCAATTCTGAATGTTCCTCCACTACCACCTTCAATACTTACAATATCCCCGACCTTATAATCAACTCCAGGATCATAAATCGAAATACTAACAATTGCTCCACCTATTGCATCATCTTCATCTAGATTAATATCATCCTCAGTTTCTATATTGACTGTCAGACCAGTTCCAGATCCTCCTATTGTAGAAACATTTGAAGAATTTTCATAATCAATTCCAGAAGAACCTAAAGATATTTCTATAGGGACTCCAATGATATTATCATTATTTGGAGTTCCAGTTCCACCAGTTCCTGTTCCAGTTCCGTCAGTTCCAGTTCCTCCTGCCGAAGAATTTGGATCCAAATTAGTTGAATTTGAAATCTGATCAAACAATGCTAGATTTTCGTCCCCAGACCAAAAATTATTTTGATTAGCTAAGTTAATGAGAGTAGAATCTAAACCAAGTCCTGTTCCGGATCCACCCTTATTAAAGTTATTCAAAACTACTTTTCCTACTGCACCCCTACCCTTTCCGCAAGGGTCGCTAAAAGAAACAAAGGGAGCATCAATATAACCAGATCCAGGGCTAATCATATCAACTCCAATAATATCTCCAGATGCACTTACAATAGCATTTGCTGCGGCCCCAAAACCTCCACCTCCAAAAAAGGAAACCTTCGGTGGTCCACATAATATTGCACCAACATTACAAGTATCCTCAAATAAATCCGAAAAATCTAGACTCTTTAATGAACTTCCAATGGAATCTCCAAGTGAAGTAACTTGATTTACGGCACTAACAGCTTGACTTCCAACCGACTTTGCTTTATTGAATACTGACTTTAATTTTGCAAGAGACTCTCCATTATCACCTGCACCTTGCCATATACTCCATTGATCGGTGACCTGAGAAACTGGTTTTGTTTCACAACTAAAGAAACCACGTAAAGATTTAACTGACTCAAAAATATTTGCAACAGCATCGATTTTAAATCCACTAAATCCTTTTAAAGAATTTCCCACTGCACCTATACTTGAAACCAGCCCAAGTAGAGAATTTAAAGGTTTTAAAATATTGTCAAGAGCACCGGAAAGAAATCCTGCTATTTTTCCAACTAAACCACCAACAAAGTTTTCAATAACGCAAGCAGCAACATTTACGATTTTACTGACAAGGGATCCTAAGAACTTTCCAACTAAACCAAACAGTCCCTTAACTACTTTATCAAAAACACAAGAAATTTTATTTAATGCTTTATCCTGTGCTGCTTTTACTTTAGGTCTTTCGTTTGGGAAAAAGAAATAATAAGTATCTTTTACTGCATTATTGACTCTCTCTACAGTATTTTTTCTTAATTCTTTAACGATCCACTTAACTTTTTCTGAGACAAACTTAGTTGCCTCATCCATTGCCTTTTGTATTTTTTCGGAATACTTATTAATTAATCCTTTTTGTTCTGTTCCAAATTTTGAAAGATCTCTTGTAATTAATTCTACTTTTTGAACTAGATTACGAATATCAATTTGCAATCCTTTAATTTGATTGGGACCATCACGTCTTGGTTTTGCTTCAGGTGTTGGAATATTTCCTTCTTTCTTTTGAGACTCTTCTTGAGCAGAATGATTAGATTGATTTTGACCTACTGTTGATTGTTGAATTGTTGGCTGTGGATCTACAGGAGTTCTTCCTGGTGGTTTTACTTGAGTTGCCTGAACCTTTTCCTTTTTTTCTTTAATTGCCTGCTGAGATCTTCTATCTAATTTTTCATATCCATCAAAAGGAAGAAAAGGAACTGGGGGAACATTACGCATTACTGTGGTATATTCATTATACCCCAAAACTCCCATAATGACGGGAACTTGCCCATCTTCACCATCCATAAAGAAACCAAAGACAAAAGTTCCTTGTCTAAGTTGAGCCGACTCAGATGCTGTTGCTCCTCCAGAACCTGCAGTCACGGGATACATTATTGTTGCCCAAGGTAAATCATTATCTGTTAGTGCCTTTGGGTCTGCAGTATGGTATCCCATAATACGAACTCTATATCTTTCAGCAAATCCTTTATGATCTGCATTAGTTAAAGTTCTTTTTCCAGGTTGATTGGTCTTCCACATTTTGGCATCGGCAATCTGCCCGACCCACCAAACAAATCCGTCTCTACCTAAAAAATGTTTTTTAAATAATTCCTGTTCAATCATCGTATACTCTACACTCTAAGGCACTTGGGTTAGAATCGCAATATAGCTCTAATGGTGTTGGATCATAATTTTCATCAGGATGATTTACTTGATACTGTTCAAGTGCCTCAACTTCTTCTTCAAGATGACGACGACGTTGACCACTAGTAGTTGGGTTATTTAATTCATCAAGATCATCATTAATATGTTGCTGAAGTGTTCTGTCCATTTTACTTGATGGTAGTGCTGTTGAACGAATCACGAACGAGTGTTAAACTTGTATAAGTATCGTTGGGCGTAATCCTATGGCATAAACTAGCAATTAAATAAAATCCTTTTGTCTCTTTATTTGGTTCTTTAGTTTTCTTCTTATCCAAATCAGGGAAGTCGCATTCAATTATATCACCTGCCCTAAGACTAAAGTCACCGGGAATAACAATATTAGTCTTAATTGTATATAGTTGATTATATCTCATAATTGCTTGAACCATTGTCTTTGGTGCATCAAAGTTAGGTTGCTTAGGATTATTTTTCCAAGTTTCAAGTTGTTTGTCTGGCGTTTCTCCAGATGGCAATGCTCCAAGATCCAGAAGTAAATTCATAAATCTTGATGGAGTTTGGGTAAATTCATCAGGAACAAATAATATATTATCTTCTGCTGGTTTAATTTTATCCTTCTGATCGTTCTTTAAATTATAATTTCTTATTTCATAATCCATTGCATAAAAATCAAAGAACAGACTACGATTTGCATAAGTTCCCATCAAAAGATTTTGTTGCAAATCCATATCTCTTTCAATAGAAACATATGTAATTTTTGTAGTATAATCTGTTGGTCCTTCTATATTTGGTGCGTTTGTATAAACAAACTTTTTTTTATCTTTTGGTGGTTGGGAAAGTAAAACATCAATCGATTTAAATTTAAATCCGTCATATGTCTCAAAAAAGAAATAACCGGCAGCACCATTAATTTTTCCGGATGCTTCTGGAACACTTTTAGATGCTAACCAAGTGCAAATATAGAAAGGTTTTCTGTCATTTCCTATAAAGTTATATGGAAGAACTGTTGCATCGATATCCAAATTTTTCTTTGTCTTCAGACCTTTTGGGTCAGTCAGTATTGTTCTAATACTGTCAGATATTTTTCCATCATATCTTTTAACAACTCTGGATTGTTCATTCGCCAAAAATTCTCTTGTGCATAATTCCAAGATAAAAACATCATTGGATGTTCCAGGATTAACGTTTTTAATTCTATTAATATAAAAACTATGAGTGCCAAAAGATAAAGTAGTTTCTTTCTCTTGAGAATCTGAAAATTCTATAGCAACCCTTTCTCCACCTCTAATAGGTATTCCGTCCAAAATACCTATCATATTATCTTTATAAAGTTCCAATCCTCCACTATCTGCAACAATAACACTCAAAGATAATGAGTTTGATAGAACATTTTCATAATATTTCAACTCTTGAATTAAGGATACAATATCAACTCCCTTATCTTTATCATCTCCATTGGTAGGAAAGATAGTAAATGTTTTAATATCGGAAGCATTAACCTGTTGATTTGACATTAATCTTAAATTTTATAAAGTGCTGATGCTAGAATTTGACGAACAGAAAGCGCGGAAACTTCTTTATTATTTAACCCACCAGAAATAGGTGAAATGCCCCTACCACCACCAGATTGTCCTGCTGCTGATTGTGCCTGCATAGGTGGCAACATAACTATACTTTGTTTTCCACTCTGATCATAAGATGGTTTTTGTTTGAGTTGATCAATATTTGCTATCTCCTTTTTATAGAATTCTTTTGATGGATCTCCATAGATTGTTCCTGAAGTTAAATCAGATTCAGAGAACTGTAATCCTCCATTATTCGACCCATCTGCATTTGGTTGAGATCCTTGAGCAATATCTGAAGGAGGAGGTCCACTTCCAACAGGTATTGATCCTCCAAAAAATTCATTTAGAAGTGCTCTAACTTTTCTTGACCCAGCATAATCTTTATCACCAACAGGACCACTTCCACCCCATTGATATCCTGGAATATCAAATGCTAAACCAGAATAATGATAAGAATTTGTTGCGTGACCACCAACACTACCAAATCCCTTAAATTCAGTGACATCTACACCTTTTGATTTAAAGAATTTATAAGCATCTATTGCAGTCTGACGATCATTAAAGGCAACGTGATCGTGATAATTGCCAGGTGTTCCGTGTCCTTCCCTATCATATGCTTTTCCTGCAATGTTAGGACTATTAGGATCTCCAGTTAAGTATTCTACGATTTTACCTCTAGTTCCAGATCCACCACCCTTAGCAGGATCTCCATAGATTGTTCCTGAAGTCAGAGCACTATCAGAGAAAGATAATTGATTTGAACTCGAAGTTCCTGGGGAAGTTGAACCAGGTGCTGCATCGTGATTGGATGAAATTCCTGAACTTTCTGGAACAGAACCATCGGATTTAATAGTTCCACCAAAAGGAGCTTCTTTGTTATATCTTGATAGTGGATTAAATCTTGAAAGAACTGAACTCTTTGGTCTTCCAGTATCTTGTGGATTTGTTGCTGCTTCCCAATGTAAGTGAGGTCCTGAAGATTTTCCAGTGCTTCCAAGTTCTCCAAGAACAGTTCCTTTCTTTACCTTTTGACCCGCTCTTACAAAAGGAGGCTTGTTCATATGCCCATAGAGATGCCCAATACCATTGCTATCAATCCAACTTACCCAATTTCCATAACCAGCAGAAGGTGATGGTGGAGAGGTTGCTTCAACAGTTCCATCAGTAAATGCCTGCAAAGGTTCTCCAGTGGATCCCGCAATGTCAACTCCCATATGCATACCGGGAGATAGAGCAAAATTTCTCATCCCCATTGATGAAGTTACTACGTGATTTCCACCCATAGCAAAAGATGGAACAATATGCTGATGATTAAAACCATATCCACCTCCATAATTATCTCTAAAATAATTTCCACCATCAGGTCGTCTTCTTTCGCCAGAAACTTTAGTTGCATATCCCATAAAATACTGAGCACCTCCAACAAACTGTTTTGATGCTTTTGACAATGATCCACCTGTTTCAAAATCAGAAAGAACCTGAGCAGCAATCTTAGGATTTCCTGCTTTAAATCGATTTGTTAATTGTTGTATTCCATCAGATTTTCCTGCCAATTCAAATAATTCTTTTTTAGATATCTTAAGAGGTCCATACTTGCTTGCAGCTGCAGCATCTGCACTTGTCCCATAAATTGCTGCAGAATATGGACTAAACTGCTCTTTAGCAGTAATAACTGCAGGAATACCTCCACTTTGTTTTGCTGCTCTATTCAAAATAACTTGATAGACATCAGCAACGTGTTGTGGAGCACTTGCTTCCAATGTTGCCAAGTGAGCGGCCGCCCGTTTATCTGCAGAAGATGCTTTAATTGTTTCTAAATCTGCAGCACTTAATGCACCATCAACTGCCGGTGTTTTTTCTCCAGATGTTGTTTTAAATCCCTCTTTGCTCTTTTCACCTTCACTCTTTTCAATAGAAGGGAACAATCCTTCTCTTGATTTTACTTCATAAAATATTCTTTTCTTTGCCCACTCAGTTAAATTCTTAGATAAAGGTCCAATAATTCTTCTGTTTAAACCAGGAACTGAAAACTCATCATCTTCTAATGCTTTACCAATAGTAAATCCAAGGTCTTGAGCAGCAGCATCAGTCTGTGTCTTTTGAACTTGTGCTCCCATTCCAATATCAATACCCATCTTCAATAACTGACCAATAAATGGAGTTCCTGCAAAAGTTGATGAGAGAGATTTAAATCTGTTTAAACTTTTCTCATCCTTAAGAATATCTTCCTTTGCCTTACTTTCAACATCGGCAGAAACTTTAGTTGTTGCTACTGCAGGTTTTGCTTGTATATTGGTAGTCCTACTTGGCATAGATCTAGAACCACCACCAACTCTACCTGCAGCATAACGACGTTCAACGGGAATTGGGTTTGCCTTATCAACTGGACCAGTTCTTCCTGACAAATTTTTATAAATTTCTTTTGCCCCCCAATCACCAATAGCACCACCAATACCAGCACCAACAAGAGCACCAAGACCAGGAATTGGAATAACACCTTGTCCTATTAATCCACCAATTGCTGAACCTAAACTAGCACCGGCAGCACCTATAATAGCACGATCCAATGGCTCTCCCATTGCCATATCAATACCAATGCCAATCAAAGCCCCAATAACTGGAACTCTTTTAAACATTTTAGAAAATGCTCTAAATCGTTTTAAAAATCTAGCACTAGTTCCTATAGCAGTACCTGCTTTTGCTGCTGCTTTTCCTGCAAATTTAACAGCACCTTTAGCAGTTGATTTTATACCTTGCTCTAATGCTTCTCCACCAATTCTCTTTACTAAATTTGTAAGAGGGCCCTTAATTAAATTAAAAACAAGAGTTCCTGCTTTCTTAAATAAGTTCTTAGCGACTCCTCCTGCTTTTAATAAAAGTTTTCCTATCAATCTTGCAGGAGGACCAATGATCATCCCCGTCAGTTTAGCAAGAAACTTAATTTGTTTCGGGAATAAAGTTGTGAGAGCAATTATTCCTAATCTTAATTGCTGTAAAGGATTTTCAAGACCTTTGGCAATTTCCCCAAACATTTTAATAATCTGAGGAACATAATTAAATAAGAAATTTGCAAGACTTCCTAATAAAACATTACTAATATAATTCCAAATCATATCAAAGAAACTTAGTTTCTTTTTAGGACCCTCTAATATCTTACCTTTTTTCTCAGGACCTTTTTTCTCTAATTCTGCCTCTCTCTTAGATGCCTTTTCTTTACTTCTAAGAATTCTTTGACTTCTTTGATTTCTTAAAGTATTTGCTAAATTAGATCCAAAAACTCCTTTAATTTTAATCAAAGTTTCTTTGATTGCAATTAATTCCTTGATTAGATCTCCACCATCAAAGGGTTTTTGTTCTTCTTTTTGTTGCTTTTCTTCTACCCCAGTTTCTTTATCGACGGGTTTAACAAGAGCAGAAGTTGGACGACGAACAATTGCAGATGACTTACGACGAACTAATGCTCCAGTGCCACTACCCTTACTTCCTTTTGGTATTAATTTATCTGGAGATATTTTCTTATTAGCTTTGGTAGTTTTTTTCTTAATAAATGAGGTCGCTTTTTTCTTTGCCCCATCAACAATACCTTTCTTTACAGTCTCTTTAATTCCTCCAACAATTGCTCCTCTTGCTGCCCCTGTAGCAGCACCCCTTGCTGCTCCTGCTGCTAACATTCTTCCTGCGCCAAGTAATAAAGGAAGCATCTATCTATCCCCCTACATTCCCCAGATGTTATAAAGAGCTGCGGTTGTAATTATAGCAGCCTCACTACTGTCATAAGAATTAAAATAAACAACAGGTGTTGATCCAGTTTTTGTCATTCCTGATTGTGGGTTTCCTCCTTTCCCAACAGATGGTAGTGGCAACATAGATACACTTGGTTGACTTTCGGGAACACCTGGTATATTAGGTGGTTTCCCAGGTGCTATAGAAGGAGAGGTTGTAGGTGAAGAAACAGCAGATGATGCTCCACCTTTCTTTGCTAAAATAGATGCTATTAATACTTTCTTTTCTAATACTTCCCCAGTAAGACCTTGTGCTTTACCCTCTTCTCTAGCTCTTGTAGCAGCTTCAAAAACTGCTGGATTAGATGCTCCAACTTTTGATGGATCTAACATTTTACTCAATTGATCCACCGACATTTTATTAAGTTGATCTTCTGACAATGATGAAGATGATGTCGGTGCAGAAGGAATTAATGGTGATGATGGTTGAGATTGGGTTGATTTTTTAGGTTCTCCAGTTTCACTTTGAGGATTTCTAGATTCAGATCTAGTAGGAATCAACGGGGCAGATGGGGTTACATAAGAATCTTTTGCAGGGTCTCCATAGATTGTTCCTGAGGTTAAAGCAGAATCATCAAATTTTAATGTTTTATCGTCTTTAGGAGCATCTGCTGCCGAAGAGTCTGTAGATTCAGGTCCTGATAGATTATCAGTTTCAACACCTTGATGTCTTAAAGACTCAGGAGCTTTGGATTGTGGTGATCCAGGTAACCAAGACCCTTTATATCCTTTAGATTTAGATATTGCAAATTCAGCAGCAGCAACTGATGCCATCTGCTTAGCCTTTTCATCAGATACTCCTAATTTATCCTTCCAATCATTATAATGTGTTTGATATGCTTGATTATACCAATATTGAATATCCGCATCTTTATCATATTTCAATTCAAGTTTAAACATTTTTGCAGTACCAACTACAGTTCTAAAATAATCAGCAACGTTTGCAGATTTTAAAATAGATTGTCCTTCTGGACTTGAGGGAAGAACTCCGGTTAATTTGTCGCTTTTTCCAACTAACTTTCCCAATCCAGCAGAAGACACTAGTTTATTGACCATTTTAATAGTATATTTTCCACTACTTGCACTATCTCTAACATATCCAAGAACATATGATTTTGGAGGATTTTTACCAATTGTAATATAACGAGTTGATATTACATTCTTACTATATTCTGTCGGGCTAAAAATTCTATCACCAATCTTAAATCCATTTGAAGAACCTCCAGAACTACTAGCACCACTGGATCCTCTAGCACCATTGGAACCATTGGAACCACTAGATCCTCTAGCACCATTGGAACCACTAGATCCACCAATCTGACCTCCAGTCGACTTCGCTTCAATTTTAATATCTCCAAGATTAGCAACTCTTCTTTCAGTTGTTCCACCAAATATTTTATTGATATTATCAAGATATACTGGACCACCCAACCAATCAGCAGCACCTTTCTTTAATACATATTCTCCAGTTGAAAGAGCAGTTAGATGTTTATCGGGACCTAGACCAGAAACATTGAATGAAGTAGTTTTAGAAGATACATTTCCACCCTCTCTTGAAACTGTATCATTAAAAGATAATTTTTTCTTATCTGCTGCATTTCCTGGAATAGATCCACCAGTTTCTTTTTTTACTACTTTTGGAGGTCTAACTTCTCCGCCAGTAAATTTAAGATTAATTGGTGGACCTGCAGTTGGTTTAGGTTCTGGGTTCTTTGGTTCACCAGTAATATTGGGTGCTTGAAGTTCTGGAGCTTGTGGAATGTTAGGAATATTCGCAGACCCTATTTGAGGGGAACCTGGAAGCATTTTTAATGCACCATTCAAAAGACCAATAAAACCATTCAATGCAGAATTAATTGCATCAATAAAATTTCTCACCGGTTGAACAACCATCTTATCAATAAATTGTATAACTGTATTAAAGAAACCAGTTATACCATCAATCAAACCCTGTATAGGTTTGAGTAATGTCATTGGATTTTGTAAGACAGTAAATAACCAATTAACCAAAGATCCAAGAAGAACCATCATTATAAAATTCTTAATCGTATCAAAGATACTCGTAAAGGGTTTAAGAATTTTATTGATTAGTCCTAAACCCTTTTTCTCTTCCTTCTTGCCTTCTAAATCTTTCTCCTTACCTTCCTTTCCAGTCTTCTCTCTTTCTCTTCTTGATAATTCTGATCCCTTTTTATCAGCAGAAGACTGTTTTTGTAATATAGAAAGGATACTCTCGGTCAATCCTCTAATTTCTTTTACAATATCAAGTAGAGATCCATTTAAAAACTTTTCTATTTCTCCAATCTTTTTTGAATTATTATCTACCTGTTTTTCTTGTTCTGGTTCTGGTGGTTGATAATTTGCCAAAGCACCTCCAGAACCTGGCAATAACTTTGCAGGATCTGTGACTGGTTTTTGATTTGATCCTTCATCCTGAGGTTTCTTATTAAAAAAAGAATCTACATTTATTCCTTTTTTTGCTGCAGTAAATTTAGTTCCTTTTGCACCTTTTACTTTTTTATATTCCTCAGTAATTTTCATCGCCTGTTCCGATGAAAACTTACTCTCATTCATTCTTGCTTCGACCATCTTCTCTTTGAGAAGAGTTAAATATTCTTCTTGATCAAGGTCGAAACTATCCTCTAACCCAAGAATTTTGGCAACCTCAGGATCTACTTCTTCTATTTGTTTTTTAGTAGGATCCTCGACTGCCATTGATTATTTTTGCTGTTGTTTTTGCCTTTCTTCTTCTAGATGCTGCTCTAGCAACATAACATAAACGTCACGTTCCCAAGGCATCATATTTTCAATTTCGGTCAATGAATATTTATGATACTGCATTAAAGCAAAATTCAACTTATAATAATTCTCAAGGTCCATATGGACCATTGCTACGCGAAAAAACTTGATAGCCCCTCAAGAACAACAGTGCTTTCAACATTTGTATTTGGATTTGTAATCTTAACTTCGTGGGAAAGTTTAGGCATAGTCTCAAAGAACTTTTCAATTTGTTTAAATTGTGATGAGTTCATTTGATCTAAGAAATCAACAAGTTCTTTCTTAGTCACATCTGATGAAGACCAAACTTCTTCTGCATTATAAATCTTAGCAATACAAGAAACAATCAAATCAAAAGATTGATCCATATTGTTTCCAGAAGAAAAATCAAAATTACTCTTAATGAACTGATCTAATGATGGATACTTCATTTCCATCATCAAATTATCATCAATCTTAATTTGATTAGTATGCTCTTCATTCTTTTTAACCCGAATATCATCAACAGCGATCTTAGTTAAGACTGTAGACTCATTGTCATCTGGGCAAATCAAATTAACTTCGATTTCTTCACCAACTGATTTCCCGCGAATATTCAAGAACAAATATTCAATATCAAATGTCGGTAAAGTTTCTACTTTAATTCCTTTTGATTGAATACAATTTTTAATAACCGTTTTGATTGCATTAGTAATCTCTTTAGTATTTTCACTCTCAAGAGCAAGAACAAGAAGTTTTTCTTCTCTTACTAGGAAGGGTCTATATCTAATTATTTCTCCAGTTGATGGCAATTCCAACTCATAAGTCGGAGTAGAAATCTTTGGTAAAGGCATAATCTCCTATACAATTCAGGTGTTTTATTTATTACGCAAATCCAGAGGTTCCAGGAGTTCCAAAATCACCAACTGGTGGGTTAGAAGCATTTGGTGTAAAAGAGTTATAAGAAAATGTATTTGGTAAATTTCTTAAACTGTCATTAAAATATTGAGTTCCGTCCAATGCTGTTGCTGTAGTATATAACTCAGGAACTCCTGGAGTAAATGGATATGAAGGACTTAAAGCATTTCCATTTATTGTAGATTGGTCTGCAGGATCTCCTATGATGGGAGGTTTTCTAGTTGCATTTTGATAAGAAGGACTAAATCTATTAGTCATCACATATCTAACATAAGAGAACGAAACTGTAATTTTTAATAAATCACTTGCATCATAAGATATTGGAGTAGAAACAATATTGATCGGAAATGCTTGTATAAATTGATATTGAAGTGTGGGTCTGGGAGAATTTTTACTTACATCTTTTTCAAATTTAATAAGGTGAATGTCACTCTTATATCTTTTTGGGTATTGCATCCTGTAAAAAGTTGCAGGATTTTTATACTGCTCTGAGTCAAAGTATTCCCCTTCACCAACAATAAAATTCATCCATCCCTGAAAATATTTAATAACTGCATATTCGTGATCAACATAAAAAGTTAAATCAATAGTGTCATCGTAAATTCTACGATACACCATTTTTTCAGTTGATCCGTGATAATCATTATTAACTTCGTGCGTTGCTAAACTAGATCCAGGAAGACTTGCTTCACAGCAAGCAAGATTAATCATTTCCTTATGCTTTGCTTCACTAACTCCCCTACTGGAAACAAAAGAATTTACCGCTGGATTTGTTAATACCTCTACCATATAAACAGAAGTCTGCGCCGGACGCATCAATTTCTGTTTAATTTCCGAAACCTTATAATGCTTTGCTACAGCTCCTGCCATTAGGATAAATATTTTATTATATATTATGTAGTCGGGATATGAGAGATCGGGAAAGCAAGTATCATCAGGGAAGATTTAACCCACAAAATCCTCAAAAATATAAAGGAGATCCAAGAAATATTATTTACAGGAGTTCTTGGGAACTTCGATTTATGAGATATTGTGACCGAAAGGTAAATATTTTAGAGTGGGGGAGTGAAGAATTTTTTATTCCTTATGTAGATCCAACAACAAATAAAGTTAGAAGATATTATCCCGATTTTATCATCAAGGTTCAAGAGCAAAATGGATTGATTAAAAAATATTTAATTGAGGTCAAACCAAAAAAACAAACTAAACCACCTGTTCGTTCTCCAAAAAAACAAAATAAAACTTATATAACTGAAGCATTAACTTATGAAAAAAATGTTGCCAAATGGAGAGCAGCAAAAGAATGGTGTGATGATCGAAGAATAGAATTCAGAATTATCACAGAAGACGAATTAGGTCTATAAATATACATAAAGAACTTTATCGTCAAAATGTCAATAAGGAATAGATCACGTAAAGTTCTTGCATCCCTTGCGCGTAGGGGGAATTTCTGATGCCTTTTTGGAATGTCAAAGATACTACAATTACAAACGAAAAAACTTTTGTAAATAATACATATAAGGACGCAAATGGAAATAATAAATTAGCAACGAATGGATTTGTGCCTTTAGATCCAAATAGTACAGATCCGATTGTCAAAACAATGCATATCTCGATTGCAAACAATGGAGATATATTATATCGAAGAGGAGCGGGTGCTTCAACATCTCAATATACTAGTATTCAAGATGTTGCAAATGGGCAAATATCCGGATATAATGCGGCAACAACTGAAAAATTAAAAGCATCCGTTCAATCATACTTATCTAACGGTGCTAAAACTGCTGGAGTTGGTCCAGCAACTGCAACTGATCCCCCTACCCCAGCATCAACGGCAGCACCAAATACTGGAGGAACATCTGAAAACTTTACTTATGACGCAAATACCAATCCTTTTGGAGAAGCAACGACAAGAATAAACAATTATGATAAAGGAAAACTTCTTGTTTATCCTTTAAATAGGCAGGGTATTGGTGGTGATTATATTCAATTTGAAATTAAATCATATAAAAAATCTGGTCTTGCACCAGCTGGAACGCAAGGAACAGATCGTTTTAGTGTTGCCTTAACTGGAATGGAGGATAGAAAATCAGAAACATTGGCGACAATTTGCCTCCCAATTCAATCGGGAATTGTTGACTCAATGTCAGTCGATTGGGGATCAGGAGATCTAAATCCAATCACTGCAGCATTTGCAAGTGCTGCTTATAATATAATTGGTGCGGCAGGTGCTGGTAATGTTGGTAATTATTTTAAGGAAATTGCTGACTCGACTAGAGATGTAGGAAAATCTTTTGAGTCAGCTGGTCCAGAATTAAGAGCACTTTTAATCAATTATTTTACGGAGCAAGCAGTCGGAAGACCAGGATTGCTTTCAAGAACAATTGGAGGAGCAATAAACAATAACCTTGAATTATTATTCAATGGACCGATGCTAAGAAGTTTTACATTTAATTTTAAACTGACTCCAAGAGAACCAAAAGAAGCACAACAGATTAAAGACATCATCAGATACTTTAAAAAGAGTATGGTTCCTGGTCTATCTCAATCAAAACTATTCCTATTAGCGCCAAATGTATTCAAAATAAGATACATTTACACTGGAAGAGGAGATAGAGCAGAAAATCACCCATACTTAAATAGAATTAAAGTAGCAGCATTAAGAGATTTCTCTGTTAATTACTCACCAGATGGAAATTATATGACTTATGCTGAGGGGGGATCAATGACTCAATATGATTTAAGTATGACTTTCGGAGAGATTGATCCTATCTACGAACCAGATTATGAAAAGGGCGATGGTAAAACAGGAATGGGATGGTAAAAAATGGCATACTACTTTAGATACTTACCAAATTTAGAATATATCAATAGAAATACGTCTCAGGATCAAATATCAAATTACACAAGAACAAAAAATTTATTTAAAAGGGGTAAAATTAGAGATGATATTTTCGGAAACCTAATCTTTTTTACCAAATATGATGTTATCGGAGACGAAAGACCTGATAATGTTGCTGAAAAAATTTATGGAGATTCTTCTTTAGATTGGATCGTTCTTTTATCAAACAACATCGTCAATGTATATGATGAGTGGCCAATGAGTCAGGAAACCTTCGACAAATACTTATTAGAAAAATATAATACTTATGATGCTGTTTATGGAACTCATCACTATGAGACTATAGAAGTTAAAGATAGTTCTGGAAATATTATGGTTAAATCTGGACTAACTGTCCCGTCATCTTTTAATATCAGATATTTTGATTATGGTCTAGGTGAAGATAAACAGCAGTTTAATATAACTATTGCAATTTCAAACTATGATTATGAAATAAGAAAGGAAGAGAAAAAGAGAAATATTTTCTTACTTAAATCAGACTATGTTCCTGTTATAATGAATGATATGGAAAATACAATGCCATATAAAGAGGGTGGAGATCAATACGTTGACCCCACCCTTAAGAGAGTTGATGATATCAGACTTTACGAGAACTAATCACTCTTCAGCAAGGCGCTTGAAGTAACTCATTGCATCGTCTTCATCTTCATCATCGGAAGCAGAGGACGAAAGACGATTAAGTTCTTCTTTCACACTTTGAGGAACTGGAGGAGCAGATTTACTCTTCCGATAAGAAGCTTCAAGTTCTTCCATTACATTCTCCTCAGAAGAACGCTTAGGCATATAAGATTCATATTCTTCCTCTTCATCAGCAGAAGAAGTCTTAGGAGCAACTTTACCAACACCAAGAACATAGTTCAGGCGCTTCTCAAGTTCTTCGTAGGTTTTGAATTGATCTGGAGCAATGAGTGCCGAAAGAGAATACTCTTTCTTCCAGATTGCTTCCATTGCATCGTCATCGTCAAGAAGAGGACCAGCAGAATCAAACTCAGATTTATCGTAGTTCCAATAACCTTCAACCTTACGGATCTTAAGGCGGAAGTTTGCTCCACCCCAAAAATCAAATGGGTTGATAGGAGTCTCATCTTCAAATTCTGGTTGCATTGCATTCAGAATTTTATCAAAGATTTTCTTACCGAACTTAAACAGGAAGACCTTACCTTCGTTCTCAGGGTTGGTAGGATCCTTTACAACGTAAATGTTGCTGTAATAAGACAACTTACGCTTTTGCTTACGAACAGTTTCTTTATCTTTATCGTTACCGCTATTCCAAAGACCGCGATTGTATTCCGTTACAGGGTCTTTTTGACCAAGAGTAGTCAGAGAGTTCTCAATATACCAACCACCAGAACCTTGGAAACCGTGAGCAAACATTTTTACCCAAGGAATATCTTCCCCATCTGGAGCAGGAAGAAAACGAATAACAGCAGAACCTACGTTATCCTTACCCATCGTAGGTTTCCAGAAACGGGTATCTTCTCCTGAAGATGTAGAACCCATTTTTTCAACTTCTTTCACCAGTTTATCGGTGAGAGAACCCAGTTTAGATTGCTTTTTAAGATTTGCGAAAGACATTTGTATGCTCCGTATTTGGCTTGTGTGGGTTAACTTTGGTGCGGATCCCCCAGCCGCTTGCCCTTAGTATATCAGGGATTGCCCTCGGCGTCAATACGTCCTTTCATCATATCAATGAGAGATTCCATATTTTTAAAGATAATATTAATGTCCGTTCCCTTAGGAAGACCCATTACAGTAGCAGATTCCATAACACGTTCTTTCATTTCTTTTGCTTCTGGATCATCAGAAAGACTTAAGCGAGTATAAAGAATTTGTTGTTTTTGAAGAAGTTTTTGTAAAAGATTAACGTGTTCTATTTTATCTTCATTACTCATCCTAAAGAAATTAAAAACATTCTTATAGATTTCTTCCTGAAGTTCAGAGATCTCGGTCATCTCTGCTCTTACAACTTCAGAGTCAAAGAAACTCATAATACACACTCCTTTAAGATCTTTTTACATTTAAATATATCTGTATGTAGGAATGAAGAATATTTTAAAATCCTCAAGGAAACAAATTCCCATATAGGATCTTGAAGTTTTTTATCAAAGTCTGACTTGTAGTTAAGAATGTTATTCAAAATAACCATAGTCTCAAGAGAAATTTTCCCCTGAAGATGTTCTTTTAAAAGTTGAGGATGTCTATTACCATCGATCATAAACATATTCTCAAAATTCTTAGACGTAAAAACCGTATCGATTTCCTCTTTGAAGAAATAAGAAATCGACTCGGTTCTTTTTTTCCAATTCTTATATCTAGTTTCACCATCTCTTATAATTTCACCAATCCAAAGAGATTGTGGATCATCACAACAGACAAAATTAGCAACAAAAAAATTAATAATCTCTTCGTCGGTTTTTTGTCGACTCATTTTTTCAAACCACATCCTATCTTTACGCTTATAGAAAGCCTGAAGAGATGCTTTTACTTTTCCGCAATATTTTTGATAATCGTAATTTGGTTTTGTGAAATGATTTTTGAGAGCAAGATATGTTTTATAACAATTTAAGGGATCCAATTTCAAAATACTAAACGTGCGCGTGAAGTTTTTTTCAAAAAGTTGAGTTCCATTGCTTGGAACTTAATTTTTTCTTTCAATGGTTTTGAAAGAAGTTTAGGAACTGACTCTAAATCTATTTTATTTCTTTCACAAAAAATAATCACAGCATCGATATAATTGACATCTGGATTTTCTTGGACTATTGCTTCAACCTCTTGAGCAAATTTAGAGGGGCAAATAAATTTTTCTTCTAAAACTTTTTCAAACTCTTTCTCGATTGTGTTCTCCATTAACTCTAAGATTGTAGGTGGCAATTTTTTAACTCATAAACTATTGCGATATTATAATTCTTTGATTAAAAAAAGTCAAGAAATTTGTTGTAGTTTGTCATTAACAAACTTTTTAATGTATTTGACAAGAAGTTTTATGTATTTCGTCTTATCATATTCTTCATAAACAACACATTCACCATTCTCACACGCCATAATAATCACAAATTTTTTAACTGATAACCCAGTTAATTCGTGAAGCATACAAGCATATGCACAGCACTGGACAAAGTATCCTTCAATCCAATCTCTTGGTTTTGGTTTTGCTGAGGTTTTAAAATCAATTATCGCAAGTTCTCCATCAAATTCTGCAATACAGTCAACTGTTCCTGCAATACCTAAAAATTCACTATAAAGAGAACCTTCCAATGCGTGAATATTATTTATACGTTTTAGAGTAGGAATAGAAATCTGAAATAACATTTCCGATATTGGAAGAACATCAGAAGTGCATTTCAGATTTTTAAGATGATACTCAATTAATGTATGAGCATCAGTTCCCCTACTCGTTGCTTTTTTAGTAATACGATTTGCTTCTACTTCTCCAACTTTTTTACGCCAGGACTCAAAGAATTCTTTTTTAAAATTACTTGTGACTGACGTAATAGATACTAACTTTTTAGATCCGTTTGGTAATTTGTAATAACGAACTCCATCAATCAATTCCCGATCTAATGTCGGGAGATCCAATTCAATATGATTAAACATTAGAGACCTAATTCAAGTTTTGCAAGAATATACTCTTTACAGAGACCAGAACGAACAATATCTTCTGCACCAAACTCAATAACATCGAAGGAAGGCATAATCCTCAAGATCTTCATAAAATCAATAATACCATTCTTTTCGTTTGTTTTCAGAAGATCTGATTGAGTTGCATCACCACAGAACATAATTTTAGAATCTTGTCCAACACGAGTAATAATAGAATCCAATTCGTGGAAATTCAAGTTCTGGAATTCATCAACAATAATGATTGCATTATCCAGAGTTGTTCCTCTAATAAAAGAAGTTGACCAAAAACTGATTGTTCCTTGTGTTTTTAGAGCACCATAAAGCATTTCAAATGCTGCATCATCAGGCATCTCGAACATAAACTTTACCATATTCTTATATGGAATTTGATAAAGTGATGACTTATCTTCGTGATCTCCTGGAAGAAATCCAATCTCACGAGTAGCAACAAGCGATCTTACGATGTAAATTTTATCATAAGGAGTTCTTTCATTGAGAACATCACACAATGCTTTGTATAAAGTGATAAATGTTTTACCAGTTCCTGCAGCACCGTAAGCAACAAGATTTTTTCCTTCGTCAAAAGACTCAAATAATTTTGTTTGATTATCTGTTAAAGGTTCAATATCTAAAAGTTTTTCAATATTAATCTGGTTTTTTCTTTTACGCATTGCCCTAGCATTGGTCATCCCAACACCAATGGGTTGAATGTCGCCACTACTCTTTCTTTTTCTTGCCATATTGGTGAATTAAATTTGTGATTTACTAGCGCCTGCTTTTGATGCTTTTTTGAGAACTTCTCCCCATCCAGGATTTTTATTGATATGCTTATCTCTCCAATCTCCTACCTCACCGGAGGAAGGGCAAGTTGAAGGATCAGACCAATCTCTATCCCACTCAGGATTATCCCTTTTCCATTGATCCCAATCGTGAACACTCATATTAACTTCTTTTTGTTCACCAGTGGTCTTGTTAATAACTGGGTATGTTGCCAACTTAAAACTCCATATTATGTGAATGTATTTATTCGATACAAATTGAAGGTGCATCATCACATTCTATACAATCAACACACTCATCAAAATCTGGATTTTCTTTAAGGAATTGTTGAAACTCTTCTTCAGTCATAAGAGTTTTAAATACGTGTCCTGTAAGATGATCTTTAATGCACCACGTTTTCATATGTGTCAGGGAGAAAGTCTTGCTTTATGTAGCCTCTTTTCTTCATAATAATGGAATACTTCAGGAACCCATTGCTTAATTACAGGAACCATTCCTTCACAAAGTGCCTGAATTTCAAGTTGAGCATCAAGTTTAGCACGAAGATCCAGGAAGTGAAGTGCTGCTCGAAGTGAGAAAGATGCCACAAAGTTCTGGCGAATGTTCTGAGGAAGATAATCACGGAGATGCTCTTCTGCCATACCACGCTTCTCAAATGCCTCTGTATACCTCTCAGATGCCGCCAGGCAGAACTTTAACTGCCTTTCGTAGTCTTCCTGTGTCCATTCATACTTATGCCCCTTACGATCCAAATAAAGACCAGGGGGGCGAACATAGAATACCTGTTGTGGAGTCAGTTCTCCTTTGGCAACCTTAAGAACTCTTCGTCCAGTATAACGTTGAGACTGAACATCAAAAGAAACACCAACACGGTGAGTCCTTGCCTGAACAATCACATTATGAACAAATCCCACGCAATCAAAACTAATAGCAGGATGTTCTAGAGGACCCCAATGACCCCTTTCATTGGCAAGTAGTTGTTCAATTACCCACTTACCAGATTCAGTTTCATTTGGGGGTGTCTTTGTGTGGATAGGATCTTCACTGTAATCGTTCTTGCCTCCTTGCCATACAAGAGTCTGAGGATTTTGAGTTGCATTAAGAAGAACAACTTTCATCTCCTTATCAAGTTCAAGTAGATCCTTTGCTTTAATAGGTTTCATTCAGTTTCAATCTCCCAAGTTTCTTTTTCTTTTTTGCGAAGTTTTTTAAGTTCCTTCATCATCTCTTTAATTTCCTGATATGCCACTTCTGGAGACATCTTATCAGATACTTCAAGTCCAACAACATATTGAACTTTATCTCCAAACCTAGCAAGTGCT